TCAATCCTGATAGTTTGAGCAGGTGCAGTCTCTGATGCTTTGGCAATAAGAAACTCCATATCCTTTTTAGATATGTTAGCACTGCCAGGATCAGCATCACCTTTCTTCTTCTTACCTCCTGTTTGAACGCCAAAAGTAGCTAAAGTGCCTGTGAAGACAGAAGCTATAAAGGTCGGATCAATTTTTTCTCCTGCATCATAACCTGGTATTTTAACATAGTTCAAAGTTAAAATTCCTGCGGACCACACAAGAACGATCACTCTTATGAGTGTCGCTAAGTATGCTAGTTGCTCTTCTTTATCATCAACTGCTTCCTTAAGTTTTTGTAGAGGATTTTTCTTTTCCTCTTTCTTTACTTCTGCCATGATATTTTATTTGCTGTAGTATTTATACGACTGTAAAGATTCTTGATCTACCCAACTGATAAGGTTTATCAGTGTAATTTTTTGATCTTACGTTCTTTATATAATTTTTAGTTGACTCACATGCTGTAACAAAGTCAGGAGCATGTCGTAGTACAACACCATCTTGGTTATAAATTATACCTTCTTGATCTATAATGTAGGAAGTAGCGTCGTTCATATTATTTCAGTTTGGGTAATTGATTATGTCTACCAATTTTAGGTCTCGGATATACACCACCTGATTTAGGTCTAACTCCTCTGGTTTGACTTCTCTCAAATCCTTTAACATTTAGATTTGCTTTTTGTCTGGTAGTTCCTGCAAGTTCAACAGTTGTAATCCAACCATTTATATATTGGTTGTCATATAGTGTACATAATCTTGATCCATTACCATAAAAATGAGTGTAGTAACTATTAGTAGAGCTAGGAGTATTAACACTTGTCCAATTAATTGTACCGTTATTATTAGCTTGTCCGTATGGTGTTAAAGATTGTATATAAGAATCACTAAGAACAATATGTTTCTTTTCATATGAATCATCTTCACGATGACCATAAAAATAATGTTGTTGACAAACTATTTCTTTTAATTGTGCAGGTGTTGGGTACTCATTATTAAAAGTAAAATATTTTTCTATTTCACATGCTGCTTTTCCTACTACTGTAGGTGCTGCACAACTTGTACCTGAGAACATACCCCATTGTTGTGTTTGTCCTGCAAATGTGGTTACAGGGTTAGAAGAAAATGTATTAGCACCCATTCCAATAATATCAGCACCTGGTCCTCTACATGTATAATCATCTAACACAGACCACTCTTCTGAATTTTGTCCCGCAGCTACATCTATACCAAAGTTATGACCATGTATACCATAATTCCAGTTGACTCTCCAATACTGGCCTGCTCCTCCTGAATACTGGTTTCCAGTCTCAATTTTTAATATCCAATTATTATTCTCGTCATAATCGTAAACGAGATTATATCTAGTGTATGGTTGTGTAACATCCATTTCAATACACAAATTTTCGTAAAGAGGATCATTAAACTTACGAAATGTTTGTCCTTGATTAGCAGCACCATTGATCATATGAATACCAGCTGCATTGCAATTTGACATTACTTGTTTTAAAGCTGAATATTCTGAAGCTGATGGAATTCCAACAACCCAATACATCTCATTATTACCTGGATCTTTAAGTTGTCTAGGTATTATACCAACATCAAGAAATGGTGTTAAGTCACTACCAGCTTGACCCCATCCTCCAGCTGGTCTTGAAGCAATGGTAGTAGATGTTTGAGTATTACTATCATAATTAACAATTGCTGCAATATCTTGGATTCTATATGCCGTATCCCACCATGTTCCCCACTGCACTTCTCCAATTGCTATGGTAGGATTCTGTGTACCTGTTGCAGGATTAACCGCTTTTCCAGTGTGCCAAGACAGTAATGCATTATACATGTCAACAAAACTATCACCACCAGTGGATGTTATTTGATGTAAATTTGCATGTTTAGCAAATCCACATATCGTACCACCAGCAACACTTAATACACCACAACCATGATCTGTTAGTATTTGATTTTGAACACTTGCCTGTGTATTATCTGCACTTAATCCTGGCCAGTCTACAGGAATAACTCTACTGGTTCCAGGATTTGTCAAACTATCATAATCAGCATGATTATTAGCATGCGTGAAAGGAAGAGCATTATCTTGTGCTTCCATTGTAACAATGTCTACATTCCTACCAGTATATTGACTAGAATAATCTATGTTAGGATAGGAAGCACCTGTATCAGGTGTATAATTAGCACCAGTTCTAGTTCCGAGTGAATTTTTTTCTGATGCAACCACGTTAATTTGACCACCCATTCCAGCATGTAGTCCACATTGATAGTAATACGTACCTGCTGATCCAGATCCAAATGTTACTGTCAAAGGATTAGCTTCAGTTGTAGTACCTTGATTGAGAACACCACTAATACCAGTCATTGAGTTAGTAACTTGATTACCAGTTCCAGTAGTAGGAGCAGTTTTGATATACATTGGGTGATTGGAATAAGTTCCAGCCGCATGAACTATTATTTGACCACCCATTCCAGCATGGTTTCCACATTGATAATAATAAGTTCCTGGTGTTACTGTAGAACCTTGAGAAGTATCCCATCCCACCATAGCATTATAGGGTCCTAATCCATCACCACCTTGTCCATAAGTCTGTCCAGTAGAAACTAGATTACCAGTTCCAGTAGTAGCAGAAGTTTTAATATATAATGGATGTCCATTATAGATTCCAGTGTTGAATAATTCTATAGTGTCGCCAACTTCTATGTTGAGAGTTGGATTAAGACTAGTAACACCAGTGTCCTCATAATTAGCTCTATCAGAACGTCTTATCACATAACCAGAATTAGGTGAATTTTGTACTGTAATAGTGCCTTTCATATTAGGATGATTTCCACAAATATAAGAGTATGTTCCTGCTGTATTTGGTGTCCAAGATACTGTGTTATTACCAGTAGAACCTTGTCCTGTTGCAGCTGGTGTGCTTACATTAATAGTACCAGATGAGTTTCTAATAAAAAATGGGTGAACAGTTGATACATTACTTAAGTTGAAATTGATAGTGTCTCCAACATTTACAGTAACAGTTGCGTTGTTACCACTAACAGAACCATTTCTATCTGATCCACTTACGGTATAGTAAGAAAATGTGGGTGCTGAAGTCGCTATATTATATGTTGCAGCTGCAGTTGGTGCTACAACACTTGTAATTTCTGCTATATTATAAGTTGGCCAAGGATAAATTCTTAAAGTATTACCTTCAGATACTGAAAGAGTTGGATTTGATGTGCCTTTTGTTATTCCTAAACCAGCATTATCAAAAATAGCAATGTAAGCACCACTACTAGGTGTGTGGGGATAATACCAATCCTTTGTTTGAGTTGCTAAAGGAGGTGAAGGTATGATATCTGTATCATAATAAAATTGTGCTGGAATAAAATCACTACCAGGCCGACTAGTATCCCACGCACTTGCAAGAGTAACAGCTGTCTTGCCATTCATAGTAACAAGAGGAGGAATAGTTCCTATTGTAGAAACCTTAAACTGATCTGTTTTTTCTGCTGATTTAATCCTAGAATCTGATTTAAAAGTATCAAAATAAGATTCTTCTACATTTACACCTATTAAATTAGGAGAAGAAACCATAGGGTTTCTTACCTCTACGTTTTCATTAGAGGAAAAACTATTACCGAAAGCATCACTGTCTTCTCCATCCTTTAGTACGACATCAACTAATACTTTCGCCATTTAAGCCTCCAGTTTTAATAATTTTAGTTCTACACTTATAGTGCCAGTACTACCACTTTTATTAACTACCCTTGCATATATTGTGGTGCTTGGTGTAGCATCATTGTTCCATCCAATAACGCCAGGACTCATTTTAACTTCGGTTGCAGCTGCTGTAGTAATTACTTCAGAAATAACACCTGCATCAGGTGCTGGATCTGCACCTTGAACTCTATTGTTATCAGCAGTTCTAGCAGCAGCGTCAGTATATAATGTCACCCATGCTGCAACTGATGGCTTAATTGATAGTAATGCATAAGACTTATATCCTGTGATGGAGATAACATCTTGAGCATTGTTAGCAATTGATTGAGTTGTTCCAGAAACTGTTGCTCTACTAATTAATCCAGAACTAGATCCTTGAGTGAGAACATTAATTGTTCCAAACATTCCAGTATGTGCTGTACACTGATAGTAAAGAGTATCAGGTGCATCCATTGGCACAACAAATGTTAAGGTAACACCATTACCTGCATCTTGATTTGTTACACCACTGTTATATTGTGTACCACCACCTACTGTAGCACCAGTAGATTGAATTCTAAATGGATGACCACCAGTATTATTAACAAACTTATATGTTTGACCTCTTATAAGGTAAAGAGTAGGATCATTTTGAGAAGTAGGAAATCCATCACCAGAAAATGTGTAATCAGATGGTGCATTTGGTGCTGTGAGAGTCCATGTAATT